CCTCGGGGCGCACGATCGAGTATGACCGGAACTCCAACCCGAGTGCCTCGGCCGAGCGCCGCGCTTCGGCGAGGTTGGTGGCGCTCGTCGCATTGGTCGGGTTGACGAGGTAACCGATGCGGGTGAGCGCCGGCAGTGCCTCCTTGGCAAGCTCCGGCCACTTCCCGCCCAGACGCACTATCGCCACGCCTGTGATATTGCCGCCCGGCCGGCGCAGGTTGGACACGACCCCGGCGCCGATCGGGTCGGCACTGAAGGACACGATGGGCGTGTCCGGTGCGGCGCGCTGCACGGCGCGAGTAGCACTTATCCCGCCGGCCCAGATGACACTGACGTTGAGCCGCGCGAGGTCGGCCGCAAGTTCCGGCATCCGTTCTTCACTTTGTTCGCCGAAGCGATATTCGACGACGATGTTTTTCCCCTCGACATAGCCAAGCTCGCGCAGACCCTGTTTGAAGCCCGCAACTTCAGGCGGATTGCCGGCTGAGGCCCCAGGCCATATCCAGCCGACGCGTGGAATGTGGCCAGCATCCTGCGCTTTGGTTGCGCGCGTTGTGAGCAGCCAAGCGGCCGTACCGCCGAGAGCCACAATGAAGGCGCGCCGTCTCATGCGTCCCTCCCGAAAGGGAGCGCTAGGCTAACACATTCGCGCCGCTCACGGCCGCTCCGCCGTCAGCATTTCAAGCCGGGTGAACGGGGCGTGAGGCGAGCACCGCCAGCAAGATTATCGACGACGAAAATCCTAAAGGGCGAGTCACGTCAGCAGCCGTCAGGAGCAATCTTGGCGGCCTATTTTTTTGAGCGACTGAAGGCGGTGCGTTGAGGCGCGTTCTGCCGCGTTCAATTCTGGGGGGCATGGATGCGGAACACATGGTTTCTTTTTCGGTGCGCATTGAGCCGGAGCTCCGCGCGCAGCTTGAGCGAGCTGCCGAGGCGGATCGGCGGCCCGTGACGCAATTGATTCGAAACGTACTACACGACTTTGTGGCCACCCACCAAAAAAACGGAGAACGCCGATGGCGCTAAACAACGGCCAAGATATCGCCGGATTGCTGGATGCCGGCATGTTCAATTTGACGCCCGATCAGGCGACTGCGCAGCTTGCCCAGCTGAAGGCTGATTACGACAAGCAGCAGCCCAGCACCACCCCTCAACCGCCGGCGGCTACGCCGGTGAACTCGGTAGAGGCACACACGAGGCTCGAGGCTTTCCGGAATGATCTCGCCAAGGGCGCCAAGCTCATGGCGGGCGATTCCGCGACGGTTGCAGAGTTCAACGAGCTGACTACCGCGGTCGCAGCGTCGAGCACGACTGAGTTAGCGATGGCCGGTCTGCTGCCGGTCAACCACGTCGATGTTGCGGCTGCAATGCCGCTGCAGGATCAAATCAAGGCCGCCGATGACCTGCGACAAAGCGGCTTTCTCGACGATGAAATTCGCGATGTTCTCGACAACAAGCCGATCTCGAAGCTCGAGTATCTGCTCACCCAGGAACGGTGGCGGGAGCGGATGGGCAACGCGGAATGGCGGGCCAAACTCGCTGACAAAGACTTTGTGACGACGCGCGAATGGAAACGGATCTGCGCGAACTTGAACAAACCCATAATCGAGGATCAATGACATGGCGATGACGAACAACCTTTCTCCTATCGGGCAGCAGTTGAACCTGCTGGGCGATCTGTCCGCCGCCGGGCAGTTGGCCGAGAGCGAGGAGGACCGCAAGAAGCGGCTGCTCGCGATGCAGCAGCAACGACTGCCGCAGGGCATATCACCTCAAACCGGCTTTGGGCGAGGATACTGACATGGCCAAGGATGACGAATTCGCAGGCATGACCGCAACGAGTTGTTGCGACGAATGCGCAGAGAATGCAGCGCGCGGGGAGCCAAAGTGCGTCATTAGCGGCGCGGATTGTTGCTTGCACCCAAGGAAGTCGGGTTTGCAGGCCGCCCACCAGATGCAGCCACAGGTCTTAGCCCGCTACGATCGCGCCGACAAGAAACTCGCGACCACAGATGCGCTGGCGAAAGTTGAGAATGCTGGCCGGTGGTGACGCTGCAATCAACTCATGGCTGGAAGAACTGGCGGTTATACCGGACATGGCCGGACATATCGAGCCGCTGAGAGCCGGTTTGGAGGAGTTGTATCGCAAAGGCGACGACTCGCCAGACCACGCGGAATTCTTCGAGGGAGTGCGCTGGATAGCTGCGCACACGAATAAGACAGCAATCGAGCGGCTAGAAAAAATCATCGAGCTCCGTCGACTCGAGGGGCACCCGGTGATCCTCGATATGCAGCTGTTCACTGGGTGGAAATGAACATGAAAGCGATGCTAGTGGGCTTGCGTCTGCGGCCCGATGGCGTCGCTCCCCCGGCGGTGTCAAAGGCGCCGGGGGACCCAATTCGGAAACGGTGCCGTCGCAGTCCCTCCACTGTGACACAGCGGCGGCGGCATCGTGGCCCCGCGCAGGTGGCCGAGGGTCTGAAAGCGATTATGGCCTGCTTGCGCGGGGCATCAATGCGAGGCGTGAATGAATAGGAAAAAGCCCGACTGGGGCACACTGTCGCCAGCGATGCGGGCGCTACCTAATGATCGCTGGAGAAAATTTGTCTGGGCGTACCTGAGCGCAGAGCCGGGGTACGGCGCTGCGACCAGTGCGGCAAGGGCGGCCGGCTATAAGGCCAAGACTGCGCACGGTCTGAACACACTGGCCTATGTGCTAATGCACGACCCGCGAATGATCTCGGCCATCGCCGAACAATCAAAGCTTGTGGTGCGTGCCGGAAGTCCCGAGGCCGTGAACGCACTTTTCGGCATGATCCGCAACCCCGAGCACAAAGACCACGCTAGAGCGGTGGCGATGGTGCTCGATCGAACGAACCCCGTTGTCAGCCATCAATACACGCAGGTCACACACCAAGTTATTGATCATGACGCTGAAGCGCTGGCGGAGTTGCGGGCGCTGCGCCAGCTCGGTACCCCCCGAATGAAGTTGCTGGAGATTTACGGCGGCAACGGTCTGGACCGATTGGAGCAGCAGGAAGCCGCAGACAACGCCAGACGCGCCACCGCCGCAAAGGTAATCGACGGCGAATACTCCGAGGTCAAAGATGTCTGACGACAATGCTCCCGATCCCGCCCACTTACTCAAGCTAGCGCGTCAAGCACTCACGTCGTCGGAATATCGTAAGAAATTCCATTACTCCGACTTCTGGTCGGAAACCGAATTCTACGCGCCGCAACTGAAGTTCTTTGCCGAAGGAGCAAACCACGGGCAGCGGCTGATCCGCGGCGGCAACCAAACTGGCAAGACGATGGCCGCAGCTTTCGAGGCCAGTCTGCATATGACCGGCCAATATCCGCGGTGGTGGAGGGGGCGACGCTTCAAGAAACCAACCCGCGGCTGGGTCATTGGTCCGACCGCGCAGCTAGTCCGCGACGGTCCCCAACGGCAGCTCACGGCAAAGCAGGGAGAATTCGGCACTGGCATGGTCCCGCTCTCTGCATTTGCCGGTAAGCCGACGATGGTGCCGGGTGGCACTGGCGCGATCGACACTATGAGCGTCATCCACGAGACAGACGGCGCAAAGGACGGCGTGTCGACCACCACGTTCAAGAGCTTTGAAATGCGCTCCGAGAAGATGCAGTCGGAATCGGTCGACTGGATATGGATTGACGAGCGCTGCAGCGAGGAAATCTATTCGGAGTTGCTGGCTCGAACGACCGCCACCAACGGCGTTGTTTTCTTGAGTTACACCCCGCTCAAAGGCGGTGGCGAGCTCACCTATCGCTTTCTCAACGAGTACAATCCCGACCGCTCCGACACGCGCATCAATGCTGACGATGCCAAACACATCACCCTCGAGCGTCGGGCAACGATGGAGGACAGCTACCTCCCGCACGAGCGCGAGGCGCGCATCCACGGTATTCCGCAGTTAGGCATAGCGCGGGTCTTTCCGTTCTCGATCGAAAGTTAGATGCGCAACTTCAGTCCTGACACAGACGTCAAGAGTTGGGCGCGCTTTTGCGTCGGCATCGACTTCGGGTACGACCACCCATTCGCTGCTGCGTTGTGTGCGTGGGTTCACGACCTGGAGGAATTCTACGTCATCGACGGCTTCAAGATGGAGTGCAGCGAGGCGCTCTATCACGTCAAGCGTATTGCCAGCATGTGCCGCGGGCTGCGCATCCCCATTGCGTGGCCGCACGACGGCCTGGTGCACGAGAAGGGGTCGGGTATGGCACTGGCAGACGTGTACCGCCGGCTGGGGGCGCCGATGTTGTCAAAGCACGCCGAGAACAAGGGCGGTGGCTACCACGTCGAGCCCGCGATCGAGGAAATGATCGGATACATGAAGCAGGGCAAGTTCACGATCGCCAGCCACATGACTGAGCTCGGGGAGGAAATTCTCAATTACCACCGGGACGAGGACTATAAGATCGTGAAGCTGCGCGACAACCTTATAAGTGCGGTCCGATACGCCTTCATGGCGCGCCGGTCTGGCAAGCCGCTCGAGGCGTGCGACGACTACGGCCGGGCGCCAGGTACGCCCAGCCCTGAGGCATTCGACCCACGGCCTAGGCGGGACCAGACCCGAGAGCCGAAGTTGGCGCTTGGGCTGGACTTCGACTTGTTCAGCGGCCGGTAGTCGGATGCGGCTGCATACGGCCGTATCCCCTGGAAAAATCCCAGAAGTGGCCGGTTTACGGGCACAAGTGCCGCTTTTGGCAACGTGTTTTGTTTGATGTTTAGCGACGCCATAATTCAGCAAGCAAACAGTGTGCACAGCCAGAGCCTTGGCACGCCAAAGCTGCCAAGGCTGACGCTGTGGGCCAGCTCGTGGGTACAGGCGTAGCAGAATATTAGACCATTGAAGCGCAAAGGGATTTCAGTAGAAAGCGCGGAAACTTCTGCAGCGGCGTCGCGTTGGCGCGCGATCTCGTGCTGACCGCCGCCCACTGCGTGACGCCGGGCGCCGACTACAAGCTCGTCGAGT